AAAATATTGAGGCAACTTGTACTAAAATGAGTTTAAGCCAATATATAAAAAAGGGATTTACTATTATAAAACAGTATAAGTTATACACAAAAGTAAGGCATGAAAATTTATAATAATGAAAACGTTTTAGAGGCGGCTTTAAATAGAATCAGATTTATATTTGATGAATTTCCTAATGTGATAGTAGGATTTTCTGGAGGCAAAGATTCAACTGCTACTTTACACTTATGCTTGCAAGTTGCAAAAGAAAAAAATAGGCTTCCATTAAAAGTATTGTTTATAGACCAAGAAGCTGAGTGGCAAGGTACTATTGATTATGTTACAACCATAATGACAGACGAAAGAGTTCAGCCAATGTGGTTTCAAATGCCTATGGTAATTACCAACAACGCTTCAAGTTACAATCGGTATTCTTATTGCTGGGATGAAAAAGAAAAGGATAATTGGATACATGATAAAAATCCTTTGTCAATTAAAGAAAATAAATATGGAACAGAAAGATTTCATGAATTATTTGAAAAAATATTTGCCTATGAATTTAAAGATATAAAGTCTTGTTATTTATCTGGAGTTAGAACCGAAGAAGCACCAAAAAGATTTGTTGCATTAACAAATGGCGTTAGTTACAAATATATTACCTATGGTAGAATATTAAATAAAAAATATCATCATTATACATTTTATCCATTATATGATTGGTCGTATACAGATATATGGAAATATATAAATGAAAACAATATTGATTATAATAAGATATATGACAAATTTTATCAACATGGTGTATCCTTAAATGAAATGAGGGTTTCAAATTTACATCATGAAACCGCAATACAATCATTAATGTTAGTGCAAGAAATAGAACCGCAGACATGGAATAAACTTGCACATAGAATTGATGGTGCATCAAGCATTAAGCATATCAAAAAAAATAGTTATACTTGTCCTAAAGATTTGCCATATATGTTTGCAAATTGGGAGGAATACGCAATACATTTAGCTGAAAACATTATTCAAGATGATGAGAATAAAAAACAATTATATAAAAAAATGCATACAAAAAGTATACGATATAATAAGGAATTTTATACAAAGTTTAATACAGAATGTTATAACGCATATTGGAAGGCTATAATAAATACAATTTTGTCATCTGATTGGGATTTTACTAAATTAACCAATTTTGCTATGAGTCCAAACATATTGGCATTACGATATTTTTATAACAAAGAATGGGATAAAATTATTTGGGAAAACAATAAAACAAACAAATATTTAACATTTGAACAAAAACAAGAAATATGGAATCAATTAAGCAAATGATTTTAGAGGGTTATAAATTAGCTGGGGATAAAATTGATTATATTAATAAATTAAATCATTTTATCTATAATGAGGTTAACGATATAAAACAACCAATTAGTTATGTCAAATGGATTCCTTTAAATAAAGTTGAGCCAAATGATTACAATCCAAATAGTGTTGCAAAGATTGAAATGGGTTTGCTTTACAAATCTATTAAGCACGATGGATATACTCAGCCAATAGTAACCATATACGATGCAACAAAGGATAAATATGTTATTGTAGATGGCTTTCATAGATACTTTACTTGCAAGAACAATAAAGATATTTATGAACTTAACAAAGGTCATTTGCCTTGCGTTGTAATTGAAAAGGATATTAACGAACGCATGGCTGCCACGGTAAGACATAACAGGGCACGGGGTGAACACTCGGTTACAGGAATGGCAAATATGGTTTTTGAAATGCTTCAAAATGGCTGGACAGATGAAAACATCTGTAATCATTTGGGTATGGAACCAGAGGAAATATTAAAATTAAAACACATTACTGGTTTTAGTAAATTGTTTCAAGATGTTAATTATAATAAAAGTTGGGAAACAAAGAACCAAATTGCATTGCGAATAAACTACGAAAACGAAAATAAAGACAAGTAAAACTTCGTAAAACATCGTTATGAGAGAGGGAAGAAATGGCGGCAAGTTAAGAAATGGAGGTACGGGAGCAGGCGGCAGACCTAAGAAACTGCCATCTATTGACCTTATTATGACCAATGTAATGGGCGACGAAAAGAACGGCATTACGGCGGCTGAGGCAATTATTATGAAATTAAGAGACATGGCAACAAAGGGCGATATAAAGGCGGCTCAGTTGCTTCTTGACCGTGCATATGGTAAAGCCAAGCAAGACATTGATATAACAACACAGGGCGATAAAGTAACTGTTCCAACAATAATATTTACATCTAATGCAGATAAAGGTCAATGATAAATATCAAGTTCTTTGGAATCCAAAAACAAGGTATTTTATTATAACAGGAGGTCGGGGTTCAGCTAAGTCATTTACCGTTGGCTTGTGGGCTTGCAATATGCTTTTGGCTTATAATAATTGGAAGATGTTATATACCCGTTATACGCTATCATCTGCTAATATTTCAGTAATACCTGAGTTTCGTGAGAAAATTGATTTGCTTGGTGTTGGTGATGAATTTCAAATGACTAATTCAAAAATAGCACACAAAGCAACGGGCAGCGAAATAATATTCTCAGGCATTAAAACAAGTTCTGGAAATCAAACGGCAAAGTTAAAATCAATTCCTTCATTAAATGTTTTTATTGTAGATGAGGCTGAAGAATTTGTAGACGAAAAGGACTTTAATACCATTGATGAATCAATTCGTATGCCTAATGTACCTAACATTGTTATTTTGGTAATGAATCCACAAGATGTAGAACATTGGATTTGGAAACGCTGGTTTGCAAAGTCGCATCGCATGGAAACGATTGACGGGCAAATGATACCTATATCAACACATCAAGACGTAACTCATATTCATACCACATATTTAGATAACATAAATAATCTATCAGAGGACTATTTATATAGGATTAAAAGTATTATGGAACAGAATATTGATGCTTACGCTCATAGGTTTTTAGGTAAATGGCTGGATAAGAAACAAGGGGTAATATTTGACAACTGGGTTGAGGGGGAGTTCGATATTAGCCTACCTTTTGGTTACGGCTTAGACTTTGGATTCTACCCTGACCCGTTGGCATTGGTTAAGGTGGCAGTTGACAAGGGGTCAAAGAAAATATACGTTGAGGAAATTATTTATAAACAATCGCTTTCATACGAGGCAGTCATTGAACAAATGAATCATTATGTTAGTCCCAACGCTTTGATAATTGCGGACACAAGCGAACCACGTTTGATTGAAGCTTTGCAGCAACGGGGTTTAAATGTGCAAAAGGCGGACAAAGGGGCTGGGTCAATCGTCGAGGGAATAAAGAAAATGTTGGATTATCAAATCATTGTAACCGCTGAGTCGTATAATTTAAAGCATGAGTTAAGGAATTACATTTGGAACGACCGCAAATCTTCCACGCCCTTAGACGCGGATAATCACGGGTGCGATTCCCTAAGATATATATTTTCAAGACTTGCGCAAGGCAGCGATTTACTTGCATTTAAATAAAATAAAGAAACATGACAGATAAAGAAAAGGCGTTAATTATTATTGACTTAATTGAAAAGATTACGCAAGAAATCATTGATAAGCCAATGCAAAGAAAGAAATACTTACAAATGCGTGGACACCTTGAAAAAGCCGTGAAGCTCACAGGGAATGGAATTAAAAGGGAATGGACACGACCGCCCAGCCTTCCGATTGTTAGTCATGCCAAAGCCGAACCCGTTCCTTTCGTGCCTACGACAACCGAAACCAATGGCGATTTATTAGCCGATAACATTCCCGTGGTAACCAAAAAAGCAAGGAGAAGATAATGGTAATATTTAACATAGGTAATAAGCAAATCAAGTATAATTATCCCGAAACGGCTGCGGATATTACTTTGGAACAATACATCTACTTTGCCAAGTTTCTTTTGCCTGAGCATCCTAAAACAGAACTTGAAGCCATTCAATATATGAATGATAGGGACACGGTTTATCAAAAAATATTACCGTATGCAAAGAAGTTAAAGGTTAAGGTAACAGGCTTTGAACAACTGTATGTTATTTTAAAATTTGAATACACATTGGAACGGGAAGAGGTAAAGGA